TCTATGTGCCGCTGCATATCGGCCGGAACAGCGGCGTCGGCTATCGCGCGGAAGGCGCGGCTCTGCCGGCGGCTGGCAGCCAGAAATACAAGGAATCGACGGCGAACTGCGCGTACCTGTACGGCCGCATCGAAATCACGGGGCCGACCATCAAGGCAATGCGCAATGACAAGGGCGCATTCATCCGCGCCGTCGAATCCGAAATGAAGGGCCTGCTTCGCGACCTGAAAGACCAACGCGCGCGGGCCCTTTTCGGCAACGGCACGGGCATGCTGGCGAAGTTCGATGCTAACTCCAACACCAACACGCTCACAGTCGACAAGGTGAAATACTTCCAGGTTGGCATGATCATCGACATCCTGCAAAGTGGCGGCACGCCTGTCGCGACTGGCCGGACCATCACGAACATCGACGAAGGAAACAAGACCATCACGATCGACGGCGCCGCCGTGACGACGTCGAATACGGACATCGCGGTTGTGACGGGCGACTACAACGTCGAAGCGATGGGCCTTGGCGGCATCATGGACAGCTCGCTGACGCTGCAAGGCATCAACCCGGCCACCAACCCGTGGTGGAAGCCGAACAGAATCGCGAACAACGGTACGCCGCGCGCGATTTCCCAGCAACTGATGCGGCAGGCCGTCGACCTGTCGGAGATTCGAGGCGGCAAAGTCGACTGGATCACGACGTCGTATGGTGTGCGGGCCGCGCTCGAGGCGATCATGCAACAGAATGTGCGGTACGTCCGCCCGATGACGCTCGAAGGCGGCTTCAACGTGCTGGAATACGACGGTATGCCGATCTTCGTCGACCGCTACCACGAGTCGAACCGCATGTACTTCCTCGATTCGAGCGAGCTGGATCTGTACCAGCTGTCGGACTTCGAATGGATGGAAGACGACAAGGGCGGCGTGCTGCGGCCGAAGTCCGGTTACGACGCATACGAGGCGACGATGTTCTGCTACGAAACGCTTGTCACCTACCGCCGGAACGCGCACACGGATCTGGCAGACCTGCAAGAGCCGGCCGGGTACATCGCCTGATCGGTTACAGCACATGGAGAGCCCTTCGGGGCTCTCCTATTTCTTTGCATATGGGGAGGGAAAATCGTGGCGCAGTACGACATCCACAACATCGAGGATCGCCTGCAGGCGATCGACCCGCGCATTGTACGAATTGACTTCAACCATGCCCGCGAGCGGCACGAAATCATCGCCCGGGACAACCACGGAGCCGAGTATATCGCATTCACGGTGCCGTGGGGCGAGCTTGACGCACGGGTTGAGCGTGAACTGTATCGGATCCGGCCGGAACGCATGAACCCGTTCGAGGAAGTCCGTCGGGCCGAGGAACACAAGCAGCGGGCCGAAGATAAAAAGATTCACGACATGGCGACCGATCTGGTCGAGAACATCCAATCTTCATTCCGGCACAAGCCGAGTCGGTCGATTGAATGACGAAACGGGGGTGACGCATCGTGAACCTGCGCGACCTGAAAGACCGGGTCTTCCAGATGACGAACGGGATTTACCGCGATCAGGAGCACATGCGCGTGCTGGTGAATCAGGCGCTGATCGAACTTGCGAAGGCTGCGAAGATTCAGTCGACGGCGACCATCACGACCACGCCGGGCGTCGGCGAATATCCGCTGCCGGACGACTTCAAAGAGGCAATCAGCCTGCTGGAAGGCACGCCGGACAATCCGGTCATGGAATGGCGGCTGGTTGATCCGATGTCGCCCCTCGGAGGCTTCGCGATTTATAACAGCCAACTGATCATCAAGCCGACGCCGCAGGATTCCCGGACGCTGACGCTGTTCTATTACGCCTATCCGCCGGAAATGGTCAGCGATACGGACGACCTGCCGATCGACGACCGGTATGCGTATGCGGTCGCGGCGTATGCGGCGGCCATGATCCTGTCGCTGCCGGGCATGGAGGGTGTGAGCCAAGGAATGATCGACCGTTACTTCCGGTTGTTTGAGGATGCGAAAGCGCGGTTCGTCGCCGACATGCAGCGGAGAAACAAGCGGACCACGGTCCGGAAGGTGGTGGATTGGTGGGTATGAAGACGTATCAATTCACCTGTTGCGTGCGGATCGAGGAGACAGGCGATCTGATGCCGATATACGGCCTCGTGACGCCACCTGTGACGGCAAACACTCCGACCGAGGCAATGTACCACCCGGACACGATAGCCTTTCTAACCCTGCACAAATGCAGGGTTTTTGAACTCATCAGGCGGTGATCGAATGCATACGTGGAATGCAGGCCAAATCCTGACCGTCGTCCGAACGGTAAACAAGATGGACATCGACTATTTGGGTCCAGACCAGTCGACGCAGGATCAGACATTGATCCAGTTCATGAACGTCGCACTCTGGAAGCTGGCGCGCCTCATGTACAACACAGAGATCAGCGACGTGCTGACCGTCTCCGGCGATGGACCGGTCACATTCCAAAAGGGGCAGGCTGCCATTACGAACATGTTCGAGCCGCTGCGGATCATCGACGTTAACACGGGGTCCGAAATGCCGAAGCGTCCGGCTTACACATCCGCGCGTGGATGGTACTGCGAAGCACCGAATCGCAAGATCGACATCCGCGGGTTCACCGGAGATTTCGAGCTGCACTATATCCGTTACCCCCGGCAAGTCACGAAGTCAGACGATCCGGTCGACTGCCCGGAATCCGGATATCATGCGCTTATCAACGAGATTTCGGCGCAAGTGAAGCTGGTCAAGAACTTCTACGAAGAATCCTCCGCGGCAGCAGGAAACGCACAGGCCGGATACCCGATGGTCACGCAGGCAGCCATTTCGGCGCGCGGGCCGTCTTCCGGCGGCAATCCGCCGTCGTTCCGCGACGTCGACAAGGCAAGGGGTGGTTGATGTGCCAGGCGGAAAGCAACAGGCCGTCGTCTTGAACCTGAGCGTGTCCGGCGGGATCAACACCGTCGCCCAGCCGACCGCGCTCGCGGAGAACCAGGCGCGATATCTGCTGAACGGCGTGCAGCCGGCCGGCAGGCTCGGACCGTGCGCGAAGCGGCCGGGAACAATCCCGGTCACGACATCGCCGCTGTCGAATCCGATCCGCTGGATTACGGTTTACCGGACTGGCGCGGATGATCGCATCCTCGTGACCGCCGGCAACAAACTGTACCGTCTGAACGGCACGGCGCTGCAGGAAGTCTCCGGCAATCTGAACAGCGCCGACATCTTCGACGTCGACTTCACGGACGGGAACAGCCAATCGCGGAAAATCATCGTCGACGGCGGCGCGATCAAGGCGTATAACGACGCCACAAACACGGTCGCCGCGATCACACCGGCGCCGGACGATCCGAACCCGAACCCGCCGAACGTTCTGAGCGACCTTCACACGAAAGGCATGAAATACTGTTTCAGCTATCAGGGCCATGTGTTCGTGAGCGACGGATCGGATACTTGGTGGTATTCGAAGCGGTACACATTCGACTACTTCCCGTCTGTCCAGTGGGAGCGGTGGGTACGCGATAACGACTACATGCAGGGGCCGGGCGTGGCCTTTGACAACGTCCTGATGCTGCCGATGCGTCGCGGGTGGGGCATCTTGTTCGGCAGCTCGTTCGATGATTTTCAAGGCAACCAATTCCTCAACACGCGCGCCGGCGTTGTCGCGCCGCGGTCGATTGCGCGCCTCACCTACCCGGACGGACGCCAGACTATCGCCTATCTGTCCGATGACGGCGTGTACGAGATATACGACACGCAGCTTCTGGACACCGGTTCGCGCCGGTACTCGACCAGGTCGATTTCCGTGGACAAGATCGACTTCGACGCCCTCGGCCTGACCGAGCAGGAGAAAGAGGCGGCGGTCGGCTACTTCGACCCGCGCACGAACTTGTATTTGCTCCGATTCAATCGCGGCTCGGAACGGCTGTGCTACGCCTACGATACGCGCAACAGCGAATGGTATCCGTGGACGAACATTCGGGCAGCCGGCTTCGCGCGGAGCGGACCGAACCTTTACTTTGCAGGCGAGACGGGACATCTGCACAAATTCGACTCGACGCTCGGCAGCGATTGGGATGATGCGAACAAGACGACCGGAACGCCGGTCGAATTCATTCGCGTATCTGACATGATCGCGCTTGAGCGGACCGGTAAGATGTCCGTGTTTGACGAGCTGATAATCTTCGCCCGCCAGTACGCAACGAAATCAAGCCTCGACGTGCACGTTGTTTTCTATTCGTCTAAGGTCGAAGTCGATCAGGCGCTGCGAAATCAATTTTTCACATGGGACGTTACGGCGTGGGATGAGGCGGCATGGGCGAATCTCGATTATACAGACCTGGTCAGCGCGCCGACACCGCTGATTTTCTGCAAGACTTCGTATTTCGCGCAGATCATTATCCGGAACAACCGGGACGAGCTCTGCGAAATCTATGACATGGCGTTCAAAGGGCGCCTGTCGGGGTACTGAGGTGATACCGAATGGCACAATTGCCTGCTGACCGAACGAAACTGAACGTGGCTATCGCGAATCAGCAACCGTCCATCGTCGCATCCGCGCAAGCGAACCGCGAGGCGCTGATCGAGGCGTATGATACGATCGACAAACTTTACGACTTCACGTCCGGGCTTGTCGCGGGGAACATCCTCCAGCCGTACCCGTTCGGCCTCTACCGCAACGCCATCATCAACGGCAACTTCGATGTGTGGCAGCGGGGGACGAGCTTTAACAACGTAAGCTCCGGAACATATACCGCCGACCGCTTTTTCGCCCAACATAGTTTAGAGGGGTTTCCAAACATCACGATCAGACGGCAAGGAATCACTCCCGGGGATGTACTCGGATCTCGGTATTGCATGCGGATAGAAACTGACGGTCCGGGGTCTAATTTGGGGAATAACAATTTCTACACCATCCGCCAGAAAATCGAAAACGGCACTCGCTTGTTGTGCGGAGACGGTAGGAAGGTTACGTTCTCGTTTTGGGCCAGATCATCCATTCCCGGGAAAAAGATGGCTGTCAACCTGAAGCAAAACTATGGTACTGGTGGATCGCCAACTACTGAGGAAGAATTGGTTGGGAAAGTGTTCGATTTAACCTCGACATGGACGAAATTTTCCGTCACCTTCACGACCAACACGCTCGCGAGCAAAACGTTCGGCACGAACCAAGATGATACGCTCATCTTGGTTTTGTGGATCCAATGGGGTGCTGATTTCGTATCTCGCTTTGGGGGTTCGGCTGCTGAATCTTTTGGAGGCGCTGGGTATATTGACATCGCCCAAGTCCAACTGAATGCCGGCGACGTTGCCCTGCCTTTTCAGCCGCGCAGTTTTGCGGAGGAATTAGCGTTGTGTCAACGCTACTACGAAAAATCATACAACATCGATACTCCGCCCGGGACCGCCACAGACATTGGGTGTATTCAAGGGATCACAGAAGACGGAACGAACAATGGAGCCCACTATGACACTGTGTATTTCAAGGTAAGAAAGCGGGCTGTACCGACGGTAATCGTTTACGGTACGGGAGGAACCTCCAACACCGTGAACGATGAAACAGCGGATCGGAGTGTTGGGGCCGGGTGGTTTGCAATGCCTAGCGAAACGGGATTCCGAATGAACTACACTCTGCAAAACGCAACGAGCGGCAGGAGACGGTTCCATTACGTTGCGGATGCCGAACTGTGAGGAGGTAACACATGGACGGATACAAACACTACATCCGAACGAACGAAGCCGGGGAGATCATCCACGGCTTTTCTGACGCGTTCGAGCAGCCGCAGGAAGGTGACATCCTTATCCTTGAGGACGGGCCGCGCCACTTTCACGAGGTGTGGCCGGAACCACTGCGGAACGAGCGCGGGCAGTATCTGTTCCGGTGGGTAAACGGTCAGCGGGTCGAGCGGTCGCAGGAGGAATTGGACGCCGAATGGGCGCAGCGTCCACCGGGTCCGCCGACACATGAACAGCGGATGAGAGCGACTGAAGACATGCTGCTTGAATTCCTGCTGGGAGGGACGATACCATGACGCAAAGCGAAGCTGCAAAGAACTTCCTGCTTTCAATGTGGCTCCAATGCCGCATAACGGCAAATCAGGTAGAGCTGGCCTATCAACTCGGACGTATAACTGAACAAGAGCGCGACGA